GATACGTTTGTTCGTAAGGCTTTTGAAGATTATTCACAACATGTTAATTCTAACATTTCCGATGAGGACTTGTCCAAAGTCGGAAAGTTGCCCCTTGATGCTGTTCTTGCTGGTATTGATGGAGTTGATGGTGTTAATGCCATGAATTTCGCTACTTCCAGTGGATTTGGAATTAAGGGAAAAAAAGAATGTTTATGTTGTGAAGAGTGATCGTCACGTTGATGGTATTACTTGCCCTCGCGATTTGGACCCTCTTGTTCTCGAAGAATTTGAGAAAATGGAGGCCAAGTTGTTGAAAGGCGAGTGTATTAATACCATCTTCAAAGGAAGTCTTAAGGATGAGCCTACGAAGCTTACTAAGAAGAAAGTTCGTGTGTTTGCTGCGTGCAACATTGCGTTCACTATTCTTGTGAGGAAGTATTTTCTTACCTTGACTAAGCTGATGTTAGATCATCCTGAGACTTTTGAGTGTGCTGTTGGTGTTGTTGCTGAATCCCCGCAATGGACGGATTTCATGAACCACATCTATAAGTACGGTAAGGATCGTTGCGTTGCTGGTGATTATGCTGCCTTTGACGGCAGGATGTCTCCTAAGTTTATGCTACTTGCTTTCAAGCTGTTGATTCAGCTTGCTGAGCGTAGTGGAAACTATGACGCCGATGACCTTACTATCATGCGTGGTATTGCTACGGAAATTACTAATCCGTTGTATGACCACCATGGTACTCTTGTTCGATTCTTCGGATCGAACCCTTCTGGACATCCTATGACTGTCAACATTAATTCTCTTGTCAACTCGCTTTATATGCGTTACTGCTATTTTGCGTTGGCTGAGAAAAATTATGTTTTCAAGAGTAGGATTCCTCCTTTTGCAAAGGTTGTTGCTTTGATGACTTATGGTGATGATAATATTATGTCTGTGAAGAACGGACATGATTATTTCAATCACACAGCAATCGCTGGTGTGCTTGCCGATGCTGGCATTAAGTACACTATGGCTGATAAGGAAGCAGAATCTGTCCCATTCATTGATGCTTCAGAAACTTCGTTTTTGAAGCGT